TGCGCATGCGCAGGGCCGACAGAGCACTCTGCGCGCCGCGCAGGTTGACAGACTGCACAAGGATTAGATCGGCGGCAGCCTGTGCAGTCATGCCAGCCGGGCCCGAGAACTCCGCGACGCGCGGCGGCACGGCGCCCGTGTACCCGGCGTCTTTGTAAGCCTGGGCCTGGGCCTCGCGCTCCTCGTACTCGATGGCGAAGCGCGTGAAGCGGCCATAGATGGAGGCCACGGCGTCGTCAATCTGCACGGCCGCAGCCGCGCGGTCGAACGGCGGGCCAGGCGGCGGCGTCAGCTGAAAGCCGTCCCACTGCCAGCCGATGGCGCCCACGGTGGCTTCAAGGCAAAAGGCATCGGGGTAAGCTGTCTGGGCCTCTGCAGGCGTGGCCTGGATGGTGTTGACGACAACGCCACCGATGATGATGTGTGTGGTTGCCATGCTCAATACTCCAGAATCAAAACGCCAGCACTGGTTGCGCTGGTTGAAGTCAAGTAGTTCAGCGCGCCACGCCCGAAATAAGAGGACGAGCCAGACGACATGCCGTAACCGCCGCGCAGAATCAGCGCACCCGTCCCGCTGCCGCTACCGCCCAGCGATGGAGTGCCGCTGGCACCCGCTCCTACACCGCCACCACCGCCGTCTGCGGTGTACGTTGTGCCGTTGACCGTCAGCGTTGTGGAGCCTCCTGGCGATCCGTTACCAGCGGCAGTGCCATCCACACCTGCAGCGCCGATGGCGTATGCATAGGCAGCACCAGGGGCAATGGGCACGGTGACATCAAAGCCGCCGCCGCCGCCGCCGCCACTTGCGGGAGATCCCCCGCCCTTTCCACCGGTCCCGCCCTGCCCCCGTGCGTGCAGGGTGCGCACACCCAGCGGCGCAGTCCAACTGGTGCCGCTTGTCAGCACTTCGGTAGTCGTGAAAGGCCCTTGCTTGACGGCAGTAAAGCCGGTGCCGTCGCAGACCAGCAGAATGGTGCCCCGCACCGGCCCGCTGGCCACTCCGTCCACAGTCTCCGCGCCGGTCGGGTCCAGAGTTGGAGTGCCCGTGCCTACATTGCGCAGCCAGCACCACCAGCCAGCCCCAAGCGTGGCCGCCGCATCTGGCGTGAGCGTGAACGTACCGTTGAGGTTTACCAGCTTGCCGAAGTCGCCAGCAGTCAGCGTGTCAGTACCCGTGATCGTGCGCTGTGCAATCTTGGCAGCAGACACCAGCACGACCGCCGACACACTCACCGACCACGATGCGGCGGTGCCGCTGCCAGAAATCGACGTGACGTTGACCGTCATGACCCCGGTGGTGCTGTCGTAGGCAGTTACCTGCCCGTTCATATACGTCGATGGCGCCGCAGTGCTTGCGATGAGAACTGGCTGGCCCAGCGTGAAGCCCTTGCCCGGCTCAACAGTGAGCGTTTTGCTACCTGTGCCAACCGTCAGGCTTGTCGTGCTGGTGGCGCTGTAGCTGCCAAAGGCAAAGCTGTTGATTCGCTCGATTTCTTGGTCGAGCGCCAAGGTGAAGTCTGGTATCCATTCCAAAAAATAATTGTCCAGCTGATCGGGAAATGCGGGGCTGGTGCGCTCAAGCGGCGGTGCGAGTGGGATGGTCATGTGTTGCTAAGCCCTTCGATTTCAAGATTCATGGACGTCATGGCGTAGTTGGGGACGGTGATGTAGAGGTCTTTGAACACGCCGTACCCGATGAGCGCCTCGAACACCCCCAGCTCAGAGCCGATGTAGATGGCGGGGCGGCTGCGCAGCGGCACCAGCGCGTTGCGCAGGCGCGAGAAGTCCTGCCGGTCTGCCAGGATGGGCAGCGTGATGCGGCTGGACCAGTTGCCCTCCACATACTCGCGGTTGCCAAAGCCGTCGTCTTGCACCTTGCCCCAGTTGATGAGGCCAGCGCCCGCGCCGTAGGTAGTGGCACCGATGGAGACGAGCCGCCCGCATGCCAACACCCCCAGGGCCGCAGTGCCTCCAGGGTTGCTCACGGTCACAGTAAGCTCGCAGTTGGGGTATTGGCCAGGCAAGTCAGTGAGCACGACGCTGCGGCGCTGCACGTATTCGCCAAACATCCAGTCGTACACGCTGCGGACCACCGACCCATCGAGACTGAGCGTGCGGGGGCCGTACACCACGGTTCCGCCTGGGCGGTCTTTCATGGTCACAGTTGCAGTTTTGCCCCGTGGCTCCAGCAGCCCCAGGCCTTGCGTGACGCCAGGCTTGAGGACGGTGGTGACGCTCTCTGCAGCAGTGGTTTGCGTGCCGATCTTTTTGTCGAACTGCGCCCACCGGTTGGTGTAGCCGATGTCGAGCCACACGGGCGGGTCGCTGGTGTCGCTCTCGGGCGGCGTTGCTGTCGTTCCTGCAATCAGCCGCCGGTATTTGCGGTGCGTGGTGGTGCGGATGGCTACATCGCCAATGGCATACGCCGTGGCGGCATTCCAAAGCACCTCACCCGGCGCGGGCTCTGGAACGGTGCAGGACAGCAGCATAGCGTCGGTGACTTCCACCGGAACGATGACGCTGGCGTTGTATTGGAGTTGGGTCATGCAGTCTCTCTGGTGCGGAATGCATCGTTCTCAATGACACGGGAGAGCCGCTGGTCCGTTCCAGCTGCGTGTCCGGCTGCTGCGCGGGTGTTGGCTTCGATGGCATCCAACCGGGCGGCCATCGCGCGCAGTGCTGCTGCAATCTCGGCATTGCTGGCACCGCCGCTTTGCAGGAGGCTGACCGCGTTGTTGTATTGCGCGGGGATGACCTTCTCACCCTGGTGCAGGAATGCCAGACCATCGTTGGGGACGTAGGGCGTGCCTTGCTCGTACTGGGGAACCTTCTTGAGGAAGTCCTCCAAGTCGATGTTGTCTTTTGCCGAGTACAGCTGGCCGGGGGCCGTCGAACCGATAGACAGGATGGCCTGCAACTGGTCGCCCGTGATGTAGTTGCCGCCCGCGTTGGTGGTGAAGCCTTCGCTTGCCGCCACACGCTGTGCGTCAGTGAACTGAGACAGGTACTGGCCGAAGTCGGAGTAGCTGCCGTACTTTGTCGTGGTGCCACCGGTCAGATTGAGGCCCATCGCAATATCAATAGCCTGCTGACCAAAGCCGATGATTTCGTTGATGACGCCTTCCAGGCCGCCGCGCGCCGCGCTTGAGCCCGCGTTTGCAGCCTGCTGGGCGTAGGCTCGAATGTCGGCGGGATCAAACCCGAGGGAGCGCAGCTCTGCGTCGGTGTACTCGCGGCTCTGTTGCGTCGGCGCAGTGCCGCCACCTTGATTTGCCAGGGCGCGTGCCACTGACCTAGCACTGCGGATTTCCTCAAGATTGATGAGAGTTTCCGAAAAGCGGTCCATGGCCTCGGCCACGCCCATCACGCTGGTGTCCACACCGTTCACGGCGTCGAGCAAGCCCTGCGCGGTGGTCAGCGTGGCATCGAGCGTGGCGATCTGTGCATCGAATGCGGCCTGGGCAGCTTCATTGCCTGCGGTGATCTGTTCGAGCGTCTTTTCTGCGACAGACTTCTGGGCGTCGGCCAGCGTGCCCAGCTCTGCCAATTTTCCAGCGGTCACGCCACGGTCATAGGCGTAGTCCTCAAAGCGGCCAAAGCCAGCGCGCGAGTCCTTGCCCAGCGTGCCCAGCGTGCGGTCCAGGCCTGGCAGGTCTGCCACGCTGCCGCCACCCATCACCGATGCCAGGAAGTTGTCGAGCTGCGCTTGCGCTTGAGCGCGGCGCATGTTGTCGAACGCTTGAGACTCGATGGTCTGCGCGCCCAGGGCGTTGGCGATGGCCTTGCTGATGCCGTCGATCAGGCCGCTTGTGGCCTGCGCATCTGACTGGGCTTGCTGGCGCTGCTTTTGGCCCGCGTTGAATTCGGTTTGCAGGGCCTCTTTTTGCGCGGCGACAGAGCGCTGCACAGTGCCAAATGCATCATCCACCGCCGAGAACGCATCCTGCAGCGAGTACACAAACTCTTTGAGCGACCGGTTGCTGGCGTCGATGGTTGCCAGCTCACGCTCGCGCAGCTTGTTGGTGTCGCCCAGCAGGTTGTACAGCTCGGTCTCAATGTCGTAGCGCTCGCGGGCTACTTCTTGTGCGCGGCGGGCGGCGTCGGCGGCTTGACTGTCGGCCAGCTCTTTGGCAGCGTTTGCTGCATCGGCTGCTGCAGGGGTAACGCTTGCAAAAGCACCTGCCACGTTGAGCAGGGCCACGGCCACCGGGTCTGCAGCGCCGCCCACGTCCACGATGGACTCGTAGATTGCGCGGAACTGTTCGCGCGTGGCCTTGCCCACGTCATCTGCAGTGACCTGCGCACCCGCATCGCGCAGGGTTTTGGTGATCTGCCGGATGGTGTTGGCGCGCTTTTCTTCTTCGCTGTAAAACGCATCGTAGTACGTGGCGAGCTTGCCCTGCAAAGCATCAAAACCACCGGCTGCGGCAGCCAGGCCGCTGGCCGCGTCGAAGCTCATTTCGGCGAGCTTGTCGAGCCCGATGTTCTCGAACGAGGTGCGCAGGTTTTCCACACCCACGATCTGGGCGTTGATGGTTTCGAGCAGCTTGTTGGCTGCGTCCTCGGTGAGGGCTTCCGCGTCCACGCCCTGCAGCATTTTTTGCACTGCCTGCGGGATGTCCGACACGGTTTGCAGCGCCTGGATGGTGGCCTGCTTCAGATCGAGCGTGAAGTTCTCCAGCGCGGTCTTGAAGTCTGGCGAGTTGGTGCTGAATGCCTCGTACAGCGTCCCGGCGTAGTTGTCGCCCTTGCCGGATTCGCCGAAGGCCGCACCGGTGGACAGCAAGCCACCCGCAAACACGCCGCCCCGGCCCTTGCCTGATGTTTCCAGACCAGCCGAGAACCCGGTGAGCGTTGCCGAGCTGCCCAGAGCTTTCAAGAACCCATTGATGCCGCTGGCTGTGCCCGCCACCGCCTCACGGATGGCGGACTCCTGCGCTACGGGGTCGCCTTCCAGGCGGTAGGCAATGCCGTCCTTCAGCGCGGTCTGCAGGCCGTTGGTGAAGTCGCGGTCGAACTGCTGGCCCTCGATGGTGTAGGTCTGGCCCCGGCGCTGGTTGGTCACGCTGCCGTCGAAGGCCACGCCGAACTGGCCGCCCGTGCGGGTTTCGCCTTTGGTGGCTTTGGCAATGGCCATCAGTGCGCCCACACCCAAGGCGATGGGGCCGAGTGCGCCCGCAATGGTGCCCAGACCGCTTGCGATGGAGCCTGCGCCGATCATCTGGCCACCGGCCGCGAGCGTGCCAGTCAGACCATTGGCGAACAGGCTCTGAAAGCCGTAGCTGGCGCCGATGCCGAAGGCGCTGGTGCCTGCGGAGATGGCGGAGCCGATGCCCCCGACAGTGCTCAAGGCGGAGCCACCAGAAGCCGCAGCTGCGGCACCGCTGACTGCTGCGGTAGCACCGCCACCAACCACGCCAAGCAGGTTCCCGACGATGTTCACGACGAACTTTTGCGCGAACATCTTGTAAATCTGGTCCGCGACAGCCGTCTTGAATGTCGTCACCAGGGAGCGGGTAAAGCTCTTCCAACCGTCACGCCCGTTGTTCAGCATGTCGGCAAAGCCGCGACGGAAAACGTCCTCGTACGCAGAGACTGAATCTTTCCAGTCGCTGATGAACTTCTTGTTTGCCTCGTTGCTGGAGATGAGGGCCAGCAGCTCTTTACGCGCGTCAATTTCCTTCTGGATGTTCAGGTAGCCCTCGGAGCCTTCGACGAACTGCGCTTGCTTTTCGAGCAGGCGTGCTTGCGCAACGCGCTCCACCGCTTCTGCAAGGCTGATGTTTGCGGAGACTGACAGGGCAAGAGCCCGGCCTTCGTCCTGCAGGCCCATGGTTCGCTCACGGACGGAGGCCAGGGCGGCAGAGGCGGCGGCATCTTGAGCAGCCAGCCAGGCGGCGATGCTGTCCGTTTCCTTCTCGCGCAATGCTTGCCGAGCCTGCGCCACCTTGAGCGCGTCTTTGGCCTCAACAGCCAACTTCTCCTGCGCCGCCAGCTCGTTCAAGGACGCCACGACGACCGCCTGATGGGCGCTAGAGAGCTTCAGCTTCCCGGCTGCCAGATCCTCATCCAGCTTGATGCGGATCTTCTGGCTCTCCGTCAGGGCGCGATTCCCGGACAACTCCTTTTTGTCCTCTTCGATCTTTGCCTTGATCGAGGCGATCAACGACTCATAGGCGTTCTGTTCCGCCTTGACATCGCCCTGCCCCTTCTTGGCCATCTCCGCCAGCTTTTCGTTGACGCCAGTGATGCGCTCGCGCAGCTCCTTGGCCTCAACGCTGTTTCCTCGGTTCTGTGCTTCAAGCTCTTTCAGCGCGTCCTTGGCCACCTTGGCGACGCCGCGCAGCTTCTCCATGGCGGCCGATTGGGACTCGTACGATTTGGTGAGATCAAGCGCGGCCTTGACCTGGCCTTCCATCTCTTGGGACGTGGGACCCCACGAACCGGTGGCGCCGCCTTCTACATTCCCGACCTTGCCGGAAGCGGAGCGGCTACCGCCAGCGTTGGCCTCCGGCCCAGCGAGCAGTGACGCAGCTCCGATAGCTGGGCCCACCACCGGCAGGAACTTCAACCAGGTTGGGGGCTGCATCTGCGACAGCTGCACGGTCAGCTCGGCCGTCTTTTCGATCAGCTTGGCCAGCCAGTCATTGGCTGTACGGAATGCGCTGGAGTTGCCCACGGACGTGGTGAGCTTGTCCCACGCGTTGCTCATCTTGTCAGTAGCTTCGCCAAGGGGCGTCATCCCCTGCTTTGCGAGCCCTTCGGTCGCCTGCTTGAGCGCATCCAGCAGCGCAGCCTGCGCGCCGGACTTGTCGCCCATCTCGGCCATCGTGGTGATGGTGAGGATCTGCGCGGCCGTGAGCGTGCCGAGCGTGTCTTCCAGAGCCTTCGCGCCCTTCGCGGGATCTGCAAATGCCTCTGCCAGCTTCTTGGCGGCAGTCGGCAGATCGGTGCCGGTAGCGGCGGCGAAGTCTGCGACAGACGACCCGAGGCCCTTGAACAGACTGGAGCCCAGCCCGCTTACTTTGGCGAACTCGCCAATGATGGCCGTAGCCGCCGCCTTGCTGACGCCGGGAACGGTGTTCAGCTCGTTGACCAGGGCCTTGATGTCGCCAACAGCAGCAGCCGACGCGCGGCCGGTGCCGATCAGCTGGGCCGACAGGTCGCGCAGCGCTGCGTCCTTGCCGTTCAGCGAGTACATCGCAAAGCCCAGTCCTGCAACTGCAGCTGCGGCGATGGTCAGCGGGTTGACCAGGCCGACGATGTACGTGCCGAGGGCTTTGGCGGCATTCCCCGCACCGCCGAACATGCCAGACAGTTGCGAGCCCTGTTGCAGCAGCACGGTCATGGGCGCCTGGCCACCCTGCAGCGACACGATGATGTCTTGGAACTGCGCCGGAACGCCGCGCATCGCCGCAGCAGTGGCGCGGGCGGACATGCCCATGTTGTTCAGTGAGCCGGTGGCTGCAGCTTCTGCCTCGCGGGCCCGCTGCTCCACCTCGCGCAGCCGCTGCAGCATGGGCTCGAACTT